CAACCCACCCCGTTTGCATCAAAAAGACCATCAAAAATTGTCTGTGCGCCGGGGAAATAAAAATCACCTGCTGCTTTAGCAGCTTCCAAATCATATGGAGTAAGCGTCATCAGAACACCACCGAAGAAACTATAGTCACTACACAGGTAAGCGAAGCACCTACTACCAACCACGCTAGCTTCTCCCATCTAGCAGAGTGGTCAGCAGTAGATTTCTTTAGTTCTCTAAGCTCTACAGTGGCTTCAGCCCAGCGTTCGCCACAGGCTTTCTCGTGGTGTGCTATGCGTTCTAAAGCTTCTAAGGCTACGTCTAAGGCTGCGTCTACGTTACTTTTATTGGTCATTTACAAGCACTCTCATTTTTCTCGACTAACCTTCTTAATTTTTTCTGCTGATCTCATAGCACCCAGACCCAACATGCCCATCAGTACTGTAGTCAACAAGGAGCTATCAACAGACGGCACAGTAAACCAAATACTTAGTATAGGAGACAGGATCGTAGAGTAGACAAGTGCAAAACAACAGGACCAACCGACTGCTGGCCTCCAACCCGCAACGAACAAAGAAGCCGAAGCAGCTTCTACTTTGTTTACTTCTAGCTGGCCTTTAGCCAACTCTTGTGCGTGACGCTCAGACATAGTAGCTATCTGATGCGCTAAAGCGTTCTTCTGGTCCTTGTCTTCTATGAATTTATCCAATAAACCCGCTACAGGACCAATGAGCGACTCAATCATAACAAGGCAGTTAGTGTTATACTAAGGATAGCCGCTATTCCTGCTATAGTTAAAGCTCCTAAGACAACGGGTTTAATACTTTCAATAAACTTCAGCACTGCTACTCCAACTTTTTCTAACATTTTTGTCATTATTTTTCCTTATGTTTTTGTTCTATAAACTTAAGAATTTCTTTTGTTTGCTCTGATATAAGGTCTGTTTGACTTTTTATAGTCTTCCGTTCAAACTTTATTCTATGGTACTGTTGTGCTGTTTTTTCACTCATATCATTCTAACTCAGGTATTTCATCTCTGTACTCGTGGTAAGAGTCCCAGCAGTCTTTACGAGAAGAAAACGATTCTTCGGTTTCTCCTGCTACAGCCTTCTTACAGTAGCTGTTTATCTTTTCGTTTCCGGGTTCAAACACTAGTAGAACTAAACCAAAAATAACAGCAAGTGCTATGTCCATGTTTTTCTTTACTACCTCTTAATTGAAAAGTGATGTGTTTTCGTCGATCATTTTAGGTACGCAGTAAGCAGAGATGTTTTCCTGCCATTTGTACGGCTGTCGCTCTGAAGCTGTTTCTCCTCGCTCTACTGCATTAGCAAAGTTGTTACACCTGTAGATGTTTTTAAACAACATGTCTTCTGTAGTAACTACTGTGCCGTCTACAACTACAATAAGCAGGAAAGCCATTATCATTACTACTTCTGCCTATAAAACCAAACAGAGGCTATCAAAAAGACCATGAAGAAAGCCCATGTAAAAACAACAGTTCCCACTAACTTCATTGTCTTTCTAAATTCAAGCCTACGCTTTCTTATAGTCTTGAGTTCTTTTTCGTGTGCGTAACGGCTCTCTTCCATACGTTTCTTGATGCTGGTGTAGAGGTCAAACTGACCTTGCATCATACAGATGTCTTTCAACTGCTGGTCAAAGTTAGCAAGTTGCCGTTTAGCTGACTCCATTTTTAGCGCGTCTTTATAAGACATTGCGCCAGCTTTAGCTTTTTCTACCTCGTTATATTTTTCGTCTGCCTCTGCCCAGTTCCCTAATATTGAATCTAGGTTACCTTTGCCTTCTTTAACCGTCGCTATGCCGTCATTAAGCGCCTTTAAAGCACTGAGGACCGCTACGACTTCTCCTATCATTTCTAAAAAACCTCATGCATCTACAAAGTCGGCTTCGTGTCTGGGAAATCAGCGGTTGAAGGCCAATTCCTGAGTGCTGCTCTGTAAGTGGTTAAGTTAGAAGCGTTGGGATAATCATCTAAAAGATGGAGAGTGTCAGTTCTCTCTAACTCCATATCTCGCCACATTCTTGCTTCCATACTAAGATCAACAGAATAAGTTGGAACTACAACCGCCTCGTAATACTCAAAGTTTGCCGCCATAAACGCTTCGTCAGCACTGACCCCTGAATTTGTTACATTGCCGTCAGCGTCTTTTATTACCCAAATATCATTCATAATTTTCTCCTGTTACCACGGCAAATATTGAATAAGAACAAGACCGTCACCACCTGATCCGCCCCGCGCGTGTGACGAATAGGCTGTACACCATCCACCACCGCCACCTATACCTCCGGTTCCACCTTGCGCATCTCCATTGGCGTATTGTGTAAGCGTTCCGCCACCACAAAGATCGCCGCCATCCAAATTAACGTCTTGATGTGAATAGTTGTAAACATACCTAGTGTCTTGCGGATTAGCGCCGTACCCTCCAGTAATTGTTCCGAAACATGAATTAGCTAATCCAGCGTTTCCCGCATCAGCGTCAGAACCTGTCCCTCTGCGAGTCACAGCAACTCGCCCTGTACCAAATATTCCAACTGAACCGCCGCCAAAAAGATTTCCAGCGCCTCCAGTGTTGTTTACATCACCATTTGAAGCAGAACCTCCCGCACCTCCATTACTATTTTTAATTCCAGCGCCACCTCCATTACTTGTTAAAGTGGCGGAAAGCCCTGTACCAGCGACAGTGCTATTACCTCCGGTATTTCCATTAGCGTAGCTAGCTGTCGTATATCCACCAGACCCAACAACGACTACAAAACTACCTCCGGTTGTTACCGCCAAAGAATTCTTTTTACAGTAACCACCAGCACCGCCTCCACCACCTTGTTCACCGTCCGTATCCCCTGAACCTCCGCCGCCTCCCCCGATTACATGGATGGCGATATTGCCGTCCATTGGAGGAACCCATGTTTGGCTTTTTGTTAAAAACAATTGAGGGTATACCTCTGCCACTACACCTAAAACTGCCATATTATTCTCCTAGACTTGGAACCAGCCAATCGTGTCGTTAGTGTATACAAGCTGCGTACTGTTCCCGTTTGGTAAAGTTCCATCGGCAGCAACCGAATTAATCTTCTGTGAACCGTTTCTAGCTATTGTTACTAAGCCAGCCCCAGCGTTAGATATGATAACCGTGTTACCTGCGGAGCCAGCGGGTAGCGTTATGGTGAACGCGGAACCTGAAGCGCAAACTAACTGGTCACCAGAAGCCGCTGTAAACGCACCTGTCTTAACTAGCCAAGTGTTATAAGCACTTGCTGGAATAGACACTGTTGCCCAGCTTGTAACACCCGAACCGTTTGTCTGTAGAAACTGTGAGGCATCGCCGTCACTAGCGGGAAGCGTAAGAACAACATTCCCTGAGTAAGACCCGTGAGGTGCTGACTGTAGACGAGTGTAGTGAGCGTTAGATGCCTCACAATAAAAGTCTAACTTAGAGACTGTTCCAGAGTTCTTTAGGGCTATCTGACCGTTAGTGATAGCAACTCCGTTAGAGGCTCCTCCTACAGTAACGCCAGTAGTAACATCCACACTGTTAGCAAGTTTAGCTCCGGTTACTTGATCATCTGCTATGTGCGCTGTATCAATAGACCCGTCCACATATTGATCACTATCTACGCTGTTTACAGCCATTTTGGCTACAGTGACCGCATCATCCGCAAGGACACTTGTTTTTACTTGTGTTAACGCCATTGGTTAGCTCCCGCTTTTATGTTCATTTTTCAATCACTACCCAGCTAGTAGTAGCTTCATCCCATAAATACATACTAGTATCGTCTAACGGGTAAGCTACCGGGGCTTCCCAAATAAAAGTTGTAGCATTTAAACTCCAACTTGGGAAAGGAGAAGGTTGATGAAACGCATCTGCTGTAGAATCATAAGTATCCCCAGCACCAGCGTAATTTTTTCTTAAAGCTACGCCACCGTCAGGTTCTCCGTCTTGCCCAAAATGGACATTGCCATGAGTATTATAGGAAGTTTGAATCCATGTGCCTTCAAGCGTATCTACATACTCTTGATCTGCAACAATGACTGTAACGACAATGCCGTCTTTAACTTCTGCAAAATGACTCATGCGGGTGTAAACGTCCCAGAACTATTAAAAGTGTGATAGGTGTAACCGCCTGAAGCTGAAATTGTTCCTCCTGAAGCTGCGGTTCCTCCTGCGTATTTAAAAATAATGACACCTGATCCTCCGGGTGCGTTGCCTCCATAGCCAGACCAACCACCGCCAGCACCGCCGCCTGTATTAGCTACTCCCGGGGCGCTACGCACAAGGTATCTACCACTTCCACCACCACCTCCTCCGGGGCCGGGGGCTCCACCATTTCCATAGTTGGCACAACCGCCACCGCCGCCCCCTCTTTGAACGCCGTTCCAAGTTTTGCCCCTACCTCCAGTACCACCATTATTTTGGCCGTTATCATTGTCGCCAGCCCGATAACCAACTTGATCTGCTCCCCCACCACCACCGCCGTGATAAGAACCATAGCCTGAACGATACCTTCCACTACCACCACGGTTTCCTTGACCAGCTATTCCATCAGAACGACCATGTTCTTGGCCTCCGCCGCCTGATCCTCCGCCAGTCCTCGCGGCGTCATTTGGGCCTTTGGCTCCCGCTCCACCCCCCGTAGCTGTTATCGTTGTTAGTCCAGTACCAGCAATTGAGCTATTATTTCCATTACCGCCTTGATAACTGACCCCGCCATTTGCGCCGCCACCGCCAATAGTCACGGTATATCCCACACCTGAAAAAAAACTGTCTGTGGTTACGGCTTCTAAATATCCTCCAGCACCACTGCCACCTCCAAAAGATCGTGCGGCCCCTGCTCCACCGGCAATAACTAGATAATCAAGGGCTAATGGGCCACCTCTTGAAGGATGACTACCAAAACCCAATACGTTATAACCAAAACTCATGCGTCATTTGCCGCGTCAGTAGTAAAGAATAGTTTGATTCCAAGCAGTCTCGCCGCTCCCGATTGGCTGTCGGCTGAAACATCTCTAGAGACTTGAAAATATGTTTGGGTGTCCACCGCCGCATTGCTAATAGTGACTGCTCCACTAACTGCCGAAACAGTCATGTCATTAGATGTCCCGCTAAATGCTTTTGCAGTAGCTACGACTTGAGTTCCAAACGCGGTGTTAATACTGGCATTATCTGCAAAGGATATACCACTTAACCCCCACGCTACCGTGCCAGTATTAGTCCCAGTTACTGTCCAGAAAGCCTGAAAGGTAACTGTACCTTCATTCCAAGACTTTGGAAAAATAACCGTAAACTGAGCAAAGTCATCCGCTGCCGCTGCAAAGTCCAAACATTTAAGCTCTGGCCCGTTTGATAGCTCAACTTGCTCAAGATCGGAAGAGCCGTCTGTTGTATTTGGGTACATCGCTGCTGCTGGAACGTATATAGTTTCAAGACCCGCCGTTTTTATTACACTAGCAACGCCGTCTAACCTATTAATTTCTGTGGCAGTTGCCGTCACACCGTCTAAGATGTTTAACTCTGCTGCTGTAGATGTAACAGCAGTACCGCCCAAGGTAAGCGCACCAACTACGGTTACCCCAGCATCTGCGGTAAGCAGCCCTGTTACATCAAGCGTCCCTGCAATATCTATGTTATTGGCGAGTTTAGCCCCAGTTACTTGGTCATCTGCTATGTGGACAGTGTCGATGCTTCCGTCTACGTATTGATCGCTATCTACGCTGTTTGCCGCCATTTTGGCTACAGTAATTTGGCTATCTGCTATGTGAACAGTGTCGATGCTTCCATCTACATATTGGTCAGAGTCAACGCTGTTTGCCGCCATTTTAGCAACAGTAATCTGACTATCTGCTATGTGAACAGTGTCAATACTTCCATCAACGTATTGATCAGAGTCAACGCTGTTTGCAGCCATCTTAGCGACTGTGACGTTACCGTTGGCTATCTTAGCCGTAGTGATAGCGTTGTCAGAGACTGTGCCAACAATGCTAGTAGTAGCAGTCATTGACATAACTTCAACTGACGCTCCGTTAGGAGGCGCAGTGCTAAAGGTTAAAGTCGTACCTGATGTACTGTAGGTGTTTTTCTGCTGGTATACACCGTCTATGTAGACAAAAGTATTCTGCTCTACTTCAGGGTTTATACCCAGAGTGAAGCCAGTTGTTGACCCGTTCCCTGTGAAGTTGTTAGTAGTGAGGTTAGCTCCACCTCCGCCAATCTCGCCCCAACCAGCGTTGCTATAACCCTCAAAAGTATTAAGTGTAGTGTTGTATCTAAAATTACCTACTGCTGGGCTTCCGGGCCTAGCCCCTGTAGCTCCGTCTGGAACCTGTAAGCTAGTTGTTGCGTCTAGGTTTGCAAAAGTAGCTGTTGTACTAGAGCTTGCTCCTGTTTGAGCATCAACGTAGGCTTTTATAGATTGTTGAGAAGCAATGCTTGTGGCGCTGTTAGCAGCCATATTATCTTGGTCAACAAAAGCTGTAACACCGGCAAGTACGTTTAATTGTGCAGCAGTTGCTGTAACTGTTGTTCCGTTAAGAGACAAAGCGTCTGTTTCTAAAACACCGTCAATATCTACGTTACCGCTTACGTCTAAACTTCCAGCGTCTAGCTCACCTGTAAGCGTTATGTTTCTAAAACTTGATACATCTTTGTTAGAATCTGCTGTTACTGTTTTACTGGCTACAACCGTTCCTACGGCTGCTCCTGTGTCGTTATAGTTTAACTCAGCAGGAGTAGATGTTACTGCTGCTCCACCGATAGATAAACTAGAAGGGTTAGACCCTATTTCAACAACAGCACCGCTGCCGTTTTCTGAATACAATCTTTTATTTGTTAGGTCTAAAGCAGGTTCGCCCTGAACAAGATTACTAGCTGACGGCGCACCTGAACCATATTTAAGTTTAATCGTAGTTGCCATGAACTAGGCTCCCCCTAAGAAGTATAAGACAGGGATAAAAGTGGGGGTCCGAAGACCCCCGTAAAAGTCCGTTACTCAGCAATAGCGAGAACGAAACCAGCCTCAGGACGATACACTTCAACACCGTACAGGCAATCAGCCGTAAAGAGAGTTGAGAGGTATTCCTGCTTGTACTGGGTTTGTGAACGTACTGACTGCTGCTCTGCAAGGACGATAGCGTCTTTGTGGAAGAGAAGTGCGGCACGAGTGTCGATAGCTGATGCGGAGTTAGCCGAACCAGCTTCGATAGTAGCACAGTTAGCAGACACATACACGTCTACACCGTACAGATTACCAATAAGACCGGAGTTAACCGCCTGACCACTTACGAAGTCAGAAGATACATACCGATCAATACCCATAATCGTGTTACGAACAGAAGGAGGAATAACAAGTACACGATTATCCATCGGTACGTTGTTGTCATCAAGCTTCTGAATCATGTTGCGGAAGAAAGCATCAGTAAAGATGTCAGCAGCAACCGCTGTGTCATCTGTGTACTGAGTCGTTGTTCCACCGTCGTTAAAGAAACAACCTGTGTGCTGGTAGTCAGTAGGTGCGACAGCAGCAGCAAATACTACTGCACCGCCATTACCAAAACCAGTACCACAAGAGTGGAGGTCTGTGTCTATTTTAGTAGACAGAGCATAACCAGCATCTTCTGTGTAAAACTGACGTAGGCTGTTGAGAGCCTGTACTTCGACGATGTCTTCAATGAGTCTTGAGTACTCAAAGTGTCGATCAATGTCAACGGTCAGTTCGCCTTCAGTGTTCGCAATGATAGTAACCGCTGTATCAGCAGCCTTAGCATTTGCGTCACCACGTACTGGCTTAGGAATGTGGAGCTTATCGCCCTTCTTCCCGTTCATGCCAATCTTCTTGACAAGAGGAGCTAGTTTAAGGTTCTTCTGGTAAGCAGCAATAATTTCGTCAGACCAGATTTCTGGTATAAACGTCGCTGCTTCTGTTTTCGCGGTATTACCCCCCGCGCCGGGATATGTGGCAGTAGCCATTTGTCAATCTCCTAATAGATTATTTGACTCGACCCTCT